AAGCAGCCTATCTTAATCAAGTAGTTAAGTATCTTGAACAAGTTTTAAGAAGCATAAACAATAGAACATTTTTAATTAAGAACGCAATAGAATGGAAGAAGTTCACAAGTGGAGCAATCTAATCACCCTGCTTGTATTGGTCTTTCTAAAGTAGGCAACTATGGTCGAGTACATACACTATGGAACGATTGTAAAGGTAGTCGTCCTACACCATGGTATATGAGATTAATCCCTATGAGATATATTAAGTGGGATAGAAACGGGAGTTATTTATTTAATGGAACATCAAAAGATATTCGCAACTAATCTATTTTTAATAGACAATTTTGTACCCAAAAAAGATACTCAAGGTATGAAAAGTTACATTGGTAATCTATGGAAGAATAGAGACTATGATAATAACTGGCAAACCAAGTCAGCTGATTTACACAAACAAGTAGTGTTTTTTAATTTTTGTAAAATCGTTACCAACGCAACTAAAAAGATATTAGATAAATTAGAATATGAAGTAGATGATATCGTAATAACAGATATGTGGGCAAATGTTTTAAAAGGTAATGAACATCACCCAATGCACACACACTCAAACAATTTTTTAAGTGGTACATACTATTTACAATCTGATGAAAATGCTAGTATTGTTTTTCATGACCCTAGACCAGCAGCAGATGTTATTGTACCTAGAAAGAAAGAAACAAATATGGATAACTCAAGCCTATTAAGTTATGCATCAAGACAGAATAGGGCAATAATATTTCCATCATGGTTACCTCATTGGGTTCAACAAAACAAGTCTAGTAATAAACGCATAAGTATAGCGTGGAATATACAAGTTAAAGGACAGTTAGGAGAACACCATGAGTTCCAATCAGCAAGTTTCTAATTTTATATATTATTATCCTAAAGTATTAGATTCACAAATTTGTAATAGTATATTAACTCACTATAATAAAGATACTTTCAAAGGGTGGAAAACATCTACCTTCTCTACAACAAAATCAAACACAGGATCATCTAAAGTTGATATGAAAGAATATTGGATAGGACCAAAAGATATGTTCTATAAAGATATACAAAAAGGTTTTGAAATGGCAGTTGATGATTATGTCAAAGAAAATAATAAAATAAATGTTCAAGAATACACACGATTTAGAATTAACTGTTATGAGACTGGTGGTTTTATGAAAGAACATATAGATAATATTCATCATAGTCATGGACAGAAACAAGGTTACCCACATCTAACATCTTTAATATTTTTAAATGATGATTATGGTGGTGGCGAATTTACATTATGTGGTGAATCTTTAGATAAAGACAAAGGTTCAGCTGTTGTGTTTCCCTCAAATTTTATGTTTCCCCACGAAGTAGAAAAAGTTACTAGTGGTGTGAGATATAGTATAATGACTTGGGTTTTATAATCTATGGACACTCTTATAATAGAGAAGAAGAATGAGGTTTATATAACCGTAGATTGTGACCCAAATGTTCAGAGAGAGTTATCTGAATTTTTTACATTCTATGTTCCTGGTTATAAGTTCATGCCTGCATTTCGTAATCGTATGTGGGATGGTAAGATAAGATTATTTTCACAAAAGACCAAAGAGATATACTTTGGATTATTTCCTTACATTAAAGCATTTGCCGAAGAAAGAGAATATCATATTGTCTGTGGTAAAGATGTTGAAGTAAAAAATAAAGTAGATAAAGATATTGTTGAAAAGTTTTCTAATAGTCTAGGTCAAAAATTTGAAGCAAGAGATTATCAAGTAGACGCTATATATCACAGTTTAAAGTACAATAGGGCACTCCTACTTAGTCCTACAGCATCAGGTAAGTCTTTCATCATCTATGCTCTCATTCGTTACTATACACATCTAATCAAAGATGAGACTAACAATCGAATATTACTAATTGTACCTACAACCTCATTGGTTGAGCAGATGTATTCTGACTTTAAATCATATGGCTGGAATGTAGAAAAAAATTGTCATAGACTGTATAGTGGTTATTCTAATCAAACAGATAAAAAAGTTTTAATATCTACATGGCAAAGTTTATATAAGTTACCGAAAGAATATTTTGACCAGTTCGGTGTAGTGTTTGGTGATGAAGCTCATTTATTTAAATCTAAATCATTAACAGAGATTATGTCTAAACTTATTGATTGTAAATATAGAATAGGTCTAACAGGAACACTTGATGGTGCTCAGACACACAAACTTGTATTAGAAGGATTGTTTGGTGCTGTGAATAAAGTTACATCTACTAGAAAACTTATGGATAAACAACAGCTGTCAAATCTTGTTGTTCGTTGTTTAATATTAAAACATACAGATGAAAACTCTAAGATAGTTTCAAATGGTAAGTATCAAGATGAAATAGATTACTTAGTAAGTAGCAGACCAAGACAAAATTTTATTCGTAATCTAGCACTTAAATTAAAAGGCAATACTTTGGTGTTATTTCAGTTAGTCGAAAAACATGGTAAAGATTTACATAAGATAATAAAAGAAAAGGCTGAAGAAGGTCGAAAAGTTTTTTATATCTTTGGTGGTGTAGAAGCAGACGAAAGAGAAGCGATAAGAGGTATAGTAGAAAAAGAAAAGAATGCTGTTATCGTTGCAAGTTATGGCACATTCTCTACTGGTGTTAATATTAAAAACTTACACAATATTATATTTGCTAGTCCATCTAAAAGTAGAATAAGAAACCTACAGTCTATAGGCCGTGGGTTAAGATTAGGCGACAATAAGGTTAATGCGACATTGTATGATATAGCAGATAATCTAACTTATAAATCAAAAGAAAACTTTACACTAAAACATTTCCAAGAAAGGATAAACATTTATACCGAGGAAGAATTTGAGTATGAGATACACAATATCGACCTGAAGGAATAGATAAATAGTTATATGGATAAATTAATAGAACAACCTAATGCTAATGTAGTTGATTACCGAATAGTTCGCTTGTCTGATGGTAGCGTTCTTGTTGGTAGTATATCAATAGACAAAGACTTTTTAAGAATACACAATCCATTAGAACTTAAAACAACACCTAGAATTACAGGTGAAGGGGTAAAAGAAGATTCAGTATTATCACCATGGATACCTTTTACAGAGGATAAATTATTTGTAGTACCAAAAGAAAAAGTAATGGTTATATCAAAAGCAGCCAAAGAGTTGGCAAACTATTATGAGGTTGTATTACATAAACTCTCTAGTGTGAAAACAAAGGCAGTTTACTCTCCTGCTGAGATTGAAAGAATAATGGAACTTGCAGATGAGATGGAAGCACAGTTAGAGGAAGAAAGTAATTATGAAAATGATGATGTTGGGAATAAAACAGTACACTAAGCTTAGCCCATCCCAAAGCGACTACATAGTCGATTATACACATAATCCTATGAATGTCAAGCACAACAAAAAAACTTATTGAGTTGCTTGCATTTTGCTAAAAAATATAGTATAATACATTATAGAAAGTTGAAAATATTATGATTAAAAATAAAGCACAAAAACCACATTATGTAGATAATAAAAAGTTTTTAGAGGCGATGGTTGAGTACAGAGAAAAATGTGCTGATGCTGCAGAAAAAAATAAAAGTAAGCCAGATGTTACGAATTATATTGGTGAGTGTTTTTTAAAGATTGCAAATCATTTATCGTATAGACCTAATTTTATTAACTATACATTTAGAGACGATATGATATCAGACGGTATAGAAAACTGTTTGCAATACATGAGTAACTTTAATCCAGAGAAGTCAAACAATCCGTTTGCATATTTTACACAAATAATTTACTATGCATTTATAAGAAGAATACAAAAAGAGAAAAAACAAATGCAGATTAAATCTAAGTTGATTGCTAATGCAGGTGCAGAAAATATGATGGACCAGTTAGCAGGAGATGATAAAGTATATCAAAGTCAAATGTTAGATTTCTTACAAAGAAACGCAGTTAAAGAAGAAGAACCAAAAAAAGAAGTTAAAAAGAAATAGATTATGAAAATAGCACTACTTAACGACACCCACTTTGGTGCTCGTAATGACAGCAGTATATTTGATGAATACTTTTATAAGTTTTATGATGATATATTCTTTCCTTACTTAAAACAGCACAATATAAAAACACTTATACACTTAGGTGATATAGTTGATAGAAGAAAATATATTAACTATAGAATAGCACACAACCTTAGACATAAGTTTTTAGACAAACTGTGGCAGAATAAAATAGATACACATATACTAATAGGTAATCACGATATCTATTATAGAAACACCAATAAAGTAAATGCTGTAAAAGAACTATGTACAGCACCTGATGGTGTTAATGAGCCTTGGATATATGAAGAACCTAAAGTAGTAGACTTTGATGGTCTAAAAATACTAATGATGCCTTGGATTAATCCAGAGAACGAAGTAGATTCTTTAAATACTTTGAACACAGCAGAAGCCGACATATGTATGGGCCACTTTGATTTAAATGGATTTAGAATGATGGACTCAATAGTGCAAACACATGGGTACGATAAGAAGATTGTATCTCGATTTGAAACAACATATAGTGGTCATTTTCACCATAAGAATGATGATGGTCAAGTATTCTATTTAGGTAGTCAATATGAAATGACATGGTCAGACTATAACAATCAAAAAGGATTTCATGTATTAGATACTGAAACAAGAGAAGTTGAGTTTGTTCCTAATCCACATATCATATTTAAAAAGTTAATGTACAATGATACTGAAACAAATTATGATAAGATGGATATATCAGACTACAATCAAAAGTTTATTAAGTTAGTTGTTGTTAGTAAAAAAGATAATCAAATGTTTGATAGACTACTTGATAGGCTATACAATAAGATAAGTGTACATGAGCTTAAAATACTAGAAGATTATTCTGATCTTAATCATACCAATGTCAGCGATGATGTTGTTGAAGGATCTGAAGATACAATTACGCTTGTTAATAATTATGTAGATCAGTTGCCTGTTGATTTAGATAAAGAGAAACTAAAAGTTATGATAAAAGAAAAGTTTATTGAGGCACAGGATAGTGATATAAAAGATGATAGTATTTAAAAAA